TCCTGGGAGCGGGTGCGCCAGCGCCTGGGAGCGGCTGCCGCGGCGCCGATCAATGCGACCGAGGCGGTGAGCGGGGGTATACCCGTCGAGCCAGGGCCTCAGCCCGCGCAGCCTGTGGGGGAGCCGCCACCGGGCAAGCTCGCCCAACGCCCGAGGACCCGCGTCGTCCATTCCACCTATTTGAGGCGGTAGCGCTATGGCCTGGACCCGCGACGACATCGATCGCCTGAAGCGGATGATGGCCACTGGTGCGCTGCGGGGGCGCTTCGAGAACCGTGACGTGATCTTCCGCTCGCTCGACGAGATGAACCAGCTGCTGGCGCAGATGGAAGCCGAAGTCGCAGCCGGAGAGACAACCTCAAAGCGCACCCGGGCCTATCGGTTCGTCGCGGACAAGGGTCTCGGCGCCAGGTGGAGCTGAGTTTGATGCGCACGGCCCGCGCCAGGTATCGCATCAAGGGCACCAAGATCTACATCAGGGCAGAGCAGGATGCGGGCTCGGTTTTCCGGCCGCGGCTCACCCCGGGCTACGACAGCGCCTCGCTCGCGAGCCGGGTGGCCCGCTGGCGCCCGACTCATGGCGGCCCGAACGTGGTGGCCGGCGCTGCCCTGCCGCTGGTGCGGGCCAGGTCGCGCGATGCGGTGCGGAAGGATCCGCTTGCGAATGCGATCGTCGACATCCTGGTCACGAACGTCATCTCGACTGGGATCAAGCCGCAGTTCCAAAGCCCCGATGCCGGCTTCAACAAGGCGTTGGCCGAGCTGTTCCTGCGGTGGACCGACGAAACGGACGCTGACGACGCCATCGACTACTATGGCCAGCAGGCCTTGGCATTTCGCTCGGCCTTGGAGGGCGGCGAGGTCTTCGCCCGGTTTCGCTCGCGGCTCCCGTCGGACGGCATGTCCGTCCCACTGCAGATCCAGCTGTTCGAGGGCGAATACTGTCCGGTCGAGAAGACGGCGATCACGGACAGGGCCGGCCACTGGATTCAGAATGGTGTCGAGTTCGACGCGATCGGACGGCGCTTTGCCTACTGGATGTACCGCCAACATCCGTACGATGCTGGGCCGGCCCCGCTTGGTGCCGCCGATCCGCTACCGGTCCCTGCGTCGGAGGTCATGCATGTCCGGATCCTGACCCGGCCTGGCCTCATTCGGGGCCTGCCCTGGCTCGCTCGGGTCCTGGTCAAGCTGAAGGATCTGGATGAATACGACGACGCCCAGTTGGTCCGCCAGAAGCTCGCGGCGCTCTTCGCCGGCTTCGTCACCGAGACCGGCAATCTCCAGGGGTTGGACGGAGATCCGATCTTTGAGGGTGAGACCGCGACAACCGATGAAGGCGTGGCGCTTGCGCCCCTGGAGCCGGGGACGATGCAGGTCATGCCGGTCGGCAAGGACATCAAGTTCTCGGCGCCGCCCACACCAGGCGATAACTACGATGTCTTCATACGGGAGCAGGTCCGCCGGACCGCCACCGGCGGGGGCGTCCTGTACGAGGAATTGAGCGGGGATTTCGCCGCTGTCAACGACCGCACCTGGCGGGCCGCCGCGTCCGGGTTTCGGCGCCGCTGCGAGCGAATGCAGTACGACTTCGTCTACCAGTACTGCCGGCCGATTGTTCGACGGTGGCTGCGGACGGTGGAACTCGGTGCGATCCTGAAGTTCCCTGGCGGCATCACGGCCGATTCCATCTCAGTTGAACACCTGGCACCTCAGTGGCCCTACATCAATCCGGTGCAGGACATCGAAGCGACGAACTTCGAGATCCGGGCTGGCCTCACCTCGCGGGCGAAGGAAGTGTCGAAGCGTGGCCTCGATGTCGAGCAAATCGACGCCGAGAATAAGGCGGACAACGAGCGCCAGGACGAGATGGGCCTGGTCTACGACTCCGACTCACGTCTCATGTCGCGGCAGGGTTCGTCATTGAAGGAGCCAAGCCAGATAACTTCCGCGGCGGCCGTAGCCGAGGGCGTGGGCTCATAAATCCGTAGCCATTAGTCCTGGCGCTTCTGCGACATTGCCGGCCAATTCCCGGATGTCTGGTTTTGGCCCCCTTGCTGACCTTCCCGGAGGATGCCGGAATGCCCGCGTTTGACCCTAAGCGGTCGCTGTGATGAGCGCAGCTGGAATGGGAACGCGCCAATGATCGACGTACGAAAACCGCTCGCATACCGCACAAGACAAGGCAGATCGGATCGCGGCAAGGTTTTGTGGTGGTTGATTGGCAAGAAGCATCGCCGCTCGGACGGTTCCCTTCTCGAAAATCTCGCACAAGCCCTCCGGCGAGTGATCGCCGATCTAGCGATAACCATCTCAACATGTAACAATCAAGAGGATATAGCGTCATAAATTGAAGCCTCGCCGCAAGCGTCCTGTTCATGGCAGCTCACGGGGACTGGACTGTGGGGGCCGGTTCCGTTCCGCGCCGCTGTTGCCCCGATAAGCGCTTTAGCAAGCCGCGAGTACCCAATGTTCGCGTCGTCGGGCGGGCCATGGCAGTGCCTAAGGCCGCCGACGAGATCTCAGCCGCACGGTCGTCGGAGGCCGGGTGTCCCGTTTCAGTCGTCGACCGGCACGGTATAGTTCAGCGAGAGCCGCCCACCGTCCGGATAGATCGTCTGTCCCGTGAGATACGACGCGTCGTCGCTCGCCAGAAAGGCCGCGATCGAAGCGACCTCCTTTGGCTCACCGCAGCGGCGCAGCGGAATGCGCGATAAAGTTCGCCTCCGTGACGTGTCGTCGGCTAGCACGACCGCGCGCGCTAGATTGGTAAGGATTGTGCCCGGACCGATGGCGTTGACACGGATACCGTGTTCCGCAAGTGCCACGGCCATTACCTTCGTGAGCGAGTTGATGCCTCCCTTGGACGAGCCATAGGCTGCCTGCGTCGGCGTCGCAAGCAGCGCGGTGATCGACGACATATTGATAATCGCGCCGGCAATCCCGCGCCGAACCATGTCCCGGGCCACTGCCTGGCCGCACAGGAACACTGATTTCAAATTGTTGCGGATGACCGTGTCAAACTCGTCCTCGGTCACATCTAGGAAGGGTGTGACGCTTGTAATTGCGGCGTTGTTCATCAAGACATCGATGCGTCCAAACCGAGAGATGACCTCGGCTACCAGGGCGTCGACGTCTGCTTTGCTGGAAACATCCGCGGCAACGAAATGCCCCTTACCGCCACTGGCCATGATATTACCTACGGTGGCCTCACCGCCTGCCCTGTCGAGATCGACCACGACCGCCACGGCGCCCTCCTGGGCGAAGCGTTCAGCGGCTGCGCGACCGATGCCTTGAGCAGCGCCCGCCACGATTGCGATCTTGTCTTTGAGACGCATCGAATTCTCCTTTGATCCACCCGCCGTTTCTCTCGGTTCACCCGAGCTTTGCGCGCCCTTCGCAGAACGGCACGACACCAGATTTCCCGGCCCGATCGCCCTCGTTTAAAAGAGCGTTATTCAGGGTTAGTGCATTGTGCCTCTGAGCCACTCTGCGAGGCGCTCGCCCAGCATCATGACCGTGAGATTGGGTACGGCGCTCGGCATGACCGGGAATACCGAGGCATCGACGACGAACAGATTGTCGGTGCCGCGCACCCTGCAACGCTGATCGACCACCGTGCCGGGATCGCCGTCCGGCCCGATCGGCGCCGTTCCCGATGCGTGGCAATAGGTTCCGATGTTTGCGCGCATGTAAGCCTCAAGCTTCTGGTCCGAGCCGACGATGTCAGAGGACAGGCCGGCGATGCGCTGATAGGACTTCGCCATCGCCGGCGAGCGCAAGATCCGCCACGCGAGCCGCACGCCTGCCATCAGCCGGCGCGTATCCTCGGGGTCGGCGCAGTAGTTGAGTTCAATGGCCGGCTGCACGGCGGGGTTGGAGCTCGCAAGGGTGAGGCGGCCGTGTCCGCGCGGCAGCATCACAGCGACGCGCAGGACGGCAACCACCGGAATGCCCGCCTCCTCCGCCAGCGCAGGCGATGGGCGCAGGTCGAGATGCGTCGTCATGACAAGCTGCATATCGTCGGCCTGCGTGGAGCCGGGCGCCGTGAAGCGCGCCATGATCTGGAAGCGCGGGTCGCGGCCGATGACGCACTCGCCTGCGTGCGGCACGAGGCGGATCGGAACGGCGGCATGATCCCACAAGCGCGCACCGACACCCGGCAGGTCGATAACGCATTTTATGCCGAGCGCTTCAAGATCGCGCTTCGGCCCGATGCCCGAGCGCATGAGGATCGCGGCTGATCCGATCGAGCCGGCGGCGAGCGTGACGCAATCGGCCTGTTCGGTTCCGCCGTCGACAAGGCGCACGCGAGTGACCCGCGGCCCGTCGAGCACGAGCCGATCGACCGGGGCGTGGGGGCGGATGGTCAGATTGTTGCGGGCGCGAGCCGGATTGATGTGCGACAGCAGTGTCGACACGCGCGTGCCGCCCATCCGGTTCATCGGCCAAGGGCCGACACCGGAGCTCACGAGGTCGTTGTGATCTGCAACGGCAGGAAGGCCGGCGGCGACGCAGCCTTCGTGGAACGCCCGTTGAATGGGAATCAGCTCGTCCGCTCGATAGCGCACGATAGGAATCGGTCCGCTGCGTCCATGATGCGCGCCGAGCCCGTCCGGGTCGCTCTCCAGCTTCTGCAGGTAGGGCGCGACATCGGCCCAGCGCCATGCGGTATTGCCGCGCGCCGCCCAGGCGTCGAAGTCCGCGGGCCGGGGCCACAGTGCCGCTGCAGCGTTGATCGCCGAGGTGCCGCCGACAACCTTGCCGCGCTGGTACGGCATCGTGCGTCCTTCAAGGGGAATGGCCTTGTAGCCCCAGTCGTGCGTGGGTCCAGCGATGTTCTTAGAATCGAGCAAGTCGGCCGGAGTCGCCGTCACGCTGGCGTAGTCGGGGCCGGCCTCGAGCACAAGAACGCTTGTCTCCGGCCGTTCCGACAGCCGCGCGGCGAGGACGGCCCCGGCGGTGCCGGCACCGACGATGATGTGGCTGCACATATCGCGCCCAATGACGCGTGAAATACTACTCCAACACGAGCGGCGGCGCGAGGGCGGATGTCGGCTCGTGGCACTTCTGCGACATGGCGCGATAGGCAAAGGATAGCCGCTTTCGGCCCGGAAGCGGACGCTCGCGCGGGGCAAATCAGCCCCAATTTATGGGTTCACGCCCTAGTCAACAGCATTGGGAATTTGGCATGGCTTCGCCATTGATCGTCGATGGTGCTCTCGTCCTGCATGGGACAGTGGGCGACGACTGGCTCTCCGAGGACAGCTTCACCGGCCGCGACGTGATCGACGCCCTGGCCGAGATCGGCCGCAACAATGACGTGGCCGTGCGGCTCAACTCCGGGGGAGGGGACGCCTTCGAGGGAATCGCCATCTACAACGCCCTGCGGGCGCATGGCGGTAAGGTCAAGGTCCTGATCGAGGGCATCGCCGCCTCGGCCGCCTCGATCATCGCTCAGGCCGGGAATCCCACGGTCATGGGCCCGGGTTCCACCATGATGGTGCACGAGCCGATGGGCATGGTCGCCGGCGACGAGGACGACATGACGCAGATGGCGGGTGCGCTCGGCACCATCGCGAACGCGATGGCGGAGGTTTACTCGCTGAAGACCGGTCGTCCGGTCGCTGAGATCAGGCAGGAGATGAAGGCTGAGACCTGGATGACGGCCCAGGAAGCCGTCAGCGCCAAGTACGCAGACGCCCGAGAAGATGCCGGCAATGAGGTCGAGGTTTCGGCGTTCAACTACAGAACCTATGCCCGCGCGCCGGAGGGACTGCGGATCCTGGCAGACAAGTGGGGCTGGTCCAGCATTTCACGACAGCCCAGTCGTTCGGGTCCAAAGGCCTCCCGGCCGAACGATCCCCTTGTGTCGAGAGCAGGCACGCCGGGAGCCCGCCAGGAGAAGGAGATGAGCGAGAAGCCCAAGGACGATGCTCCGGAGCTGGAGGTCGCGCTCAAGGCACAGAAGGAACAAGCGGACAAGGCGCAGGCCAGGGCGGTCCTGGATGCGCAGGCGGTGGCTGCTGGCATCATCGCCGCCGCCACCGATGCGGGTGTGCCCGAGACGGCGTCCGCCATGATCAAGCAGGGTCTGAGCTCGGAACAGGCGCAGACCAAGATCAGGGATGCCGGCGCGATCAAGGCGAAGGTGGAACTCGCCCGAAAGATGAACCCGGCCATCGATCCCGCCTTGGCCGACGCCTACATCGAGGCGGGTGCTTCCGTTGATCACGTAGGAAATGATCTGCTCGACCGCCTCGCCAGGGCATCAGCCGCGACGGCCGGGCGCTCCACCCACGGTGTCCCAGGAGGGGGTCACGTCCACGATATCGGACGGCCGGCCGCCGACGATCTCAATCCCTCGGCCATATATGCACGCCGCGCCGAGGACCGTGCGAAGCGGACGCGTGCGCGCGCGGGAGTCAACTGACCTCTGGGCCGGCAGATTCCCTTGAGAAAGGAGCACTCATCATGACGGTCTTCAATCAGGACCACCGCAACTGGGAGTTCTTGCTTTCGGAGGCGAACGGCACGCGGTCGCGCGAGAACGGGATCGTGAAGTCCGGGCAGGGCAAGCTGAAGGCAGGCACCGTCGTCCAGCGCGATGTCTCGGCTCCGACCAAGTTCGTGGTTGCCGACGGCGTTCTCCACGATGGCGCTCTTGCCACTGCCGTTGCCGGCATCATTGGGCATGACGTCGACGCCGCTTTTGGCGATGTCGAGGTCCCCTACATTGCCCGAGACGCCGAGGTAATCGACGCCTTTGTTGTCTATCCGCCCGAGACCTCCGGCGGCGAAAAGGCGGCGACCATCAAGTCGCTCAAAGCGCTCGGCATCGCGGTCCGGGGCGAGCTCTGAGCCGTCCGGACCCCCAGGCTGAAAGGAAACTTGGCGATGCCTTCACTCGATATTTTCGACAGCGACCCGTTCAGCCTGCAAAGCCTGACGGCCCGCGCCAACCAGCTGCCCGAGGTGCCGACCTCGATCGGCGATCTCGGAGTCTTCGAGGAGGACGGGGTGACCACTATCGTGGTCTCCGTCGAAAAGCAGGATGAGGGCCTGACTCTCGTCGGCTCCTCACAGCGTGGCGGGCCCGGAGAAAGCGTCGGCGGCAATGCCCGCAACCTGCGCTCGTTCACGGTCCCGCACTTTCAGCGCAATGATTCGGTGAAAGCGGACGAGGTCCAAGGGATCAGGGCCTTCGGGACCGAGTCGGATATCGAGACCGTGTTGCAACGGGTCGATCAGAAGATCGCCCGGCACACCCGTTCGCTGGACTTTACCTTGGAAAACCTCCGGCTCGGGGCGATCAATGGGATCATCCTCGACAAGGATGGCTCGGTATTGCTGGATGTCTATGCGGCATTCGGCATCTCACAACCGCCGGCGGTCGACTTCTTGCTCGGCTCATCGACGACAAATGTGCGCGACAAGTGCGCCCAGGTCCGCGATGCGATCGAGGACGCACTCGAGGGCGAGCAGGTGACCCAAGTCTATGGCCTCGCGGGCAATACGTTCTTTGGCAAGCTCGTGACGCACAACGCGGTCGAAAAGACCTATGCCAACTGGCAGGCCGCCATCAATCTGCGCGCCGACCCGCGGCTGCCATTCGAGTTCGGCGGGATCTCGTGGCTGCGCTACCACACCAAGCCGAAGGCCAAGAAGGCGCGGGGCAACCAGCCGATGATCGAAGACAATGGGGCGCGCTTTCTCGTCAAGGGAGTGTCGGAGCTCTATATCACGAGGTTCGCCCCGGCGGACTATGAGGACACGGTCAACACCTTGGGCTTGCCGCGCTACGCGCGGCAGTACCCGATGCCGAATGGCAAGGGCCG